TAGTGGTGGTTAAAATACCATCTCTAACAGCTATATCTACACCATCAAATGTGGAGTTAGTTGTGACAGCACCCGTTAACACACCACCAGCTTTAGGTAATGCATTTGTTGCAAGTGTACCCTGTGCTGCTGTGGCGTAGTCGGCTGCGCTGAATGATTTGACCTGTGCAAGGTTAGTAACCTCACTGTCCATCAATGCGCCAGATGCGGTGACATTAGTTGCATCGGTCACATCAGCAAGTGCCTCTATAGCGTTTAGCTTAGTGTGATCAGCATCTGTGAAAACATTACTATCTGTAGCTGCCTCCACTGCCGCTCTGATTTCAGCGTTTGTTTGATCAGCAGTAGCACCAGTTTCGATACCATCTAGTTTAGTGTTATCAGAAGATGTGAAGTTAATTTGGGTAAGACCCCCATCCCCAACCGAGTATGTGGTATTAGCAGAAGATAGAACACCTGTCCCGCTTATAGATAAGTTAGTCCCAACTTTAACACCACCAAGTGTGGTAGTAGAGGCTGTGGGCAAACTGAAGCTGTCGGAACCAGTGATTGTACCATCGGCTGCAATGGTTATGTTAGCTCCTGCGGTTAAAGAAGCCACCACATTAGCGGTATCTGTAACATTAGCGCCAGTCTCTATACCAGATAGTTTAGTAAACTGGGTATCAGTAAAGGCGTTCGCTTGTGCTTCATAGGCAGTCTTAATTTGAGCGCCTGTTTGGTCCGCAGTCGCACCAGCCTCGATACCATCTAGCTTGCTACCATCTACAGATACATTACGACCGTCAAATGTAGAGCTAGTCGTTACGGCACCTGTTAAAGCTCCTCCAATTTTTGGTAAGGCCGCATCAGCAGTGGTGCCTTGAGCGGCTGTAGCATAGGCTGTTGCCGCTGTGGTGGCTGCTGTCCCAAGACCTAGAGTTGTCCGCGCAGCCGCAGATGTTAAGTCATCCACAAGACTAGCACCAAAAGTGGATATGGTTGTGTTAGCGGGTAATGCTAATGTCTTAATGTCTGCGTCTACTTCAGAGTCCATTAAGGCCCCTGCCGCTGTCACATTGGCTGTATCTGTAACATCTGCTAGTGCCTCAATGCCACCTAGCTTAGTAAATTGAGCATCAGTAAAGGCATTTGCTTGTGCTTCATAGGCAGTCTTAATTTGAGCGCCTGTTTGGTCAGCAGTAGCAGATGCTTCAATACCGGAGAGCTTAGTCTGTTCAGCATCACTGAATTCGTTTGTATTAGCATTGCCTTCATAAGCAGTCTTGATTTGAGCAGCAGTCTGATCAGCAGTAGCACCAGTTTCAATTCCAGATAGCTTAGTATTCAATGCTGTTGTGTAGGATGCGGTAGTGGCTGCAAGAATAGAGGAGAAAGCCTGTACGTTAGTGCCAATTACTAGGCCAAGATTTAAACGAGAGGACACCGCATTGTCAATATCGCTTAAGTTATTAGTTGCAAGAAGAGCCCCAGAAAGTGATGCGTAGGCTGCAACCCATGCAGATCCTGTGTAAACTCTCATAACATCGTCAGTTGTATTGAAGTACAAAGCACCCGAAACTAAAGCATTTCCATCATTGTCTACTGTCGGATCAGAAGCTTTAGCCCCTAAATACCTATCATCAAATGAATCTAATGCAGCAAGAGCAGCATCTTTGGCTGCAGTGGCTGCTGTTGCAGATGTGGCAGAAGAATTGGCAGATGTTAAAGATTCACCCGCCTTAGTTGACGCTGTTGTTGCAGAAGATGCTGCGTTAGTCTCAGCTGTCTCCGCATTTGTTTCTGCTGTTTGGGCTGCTGTTGCAGAAGATGCAGAGGCAGAAGCAGAAGTGGCTGCATTGGTAGCAGAAGTAGATGCTTCAGATGCCTTGGTTGTCGCTGTAGAGGCAGAGGTTGCCGCATTAGTCGCAGAAGCAGATGCCTCAGATGCCTTGGTTGTCGCTGTAGAAGCCGAACTACTAGCTGAAGTTGCAAATGTGGCTGCATTAGTTGCCGAAGTAGACGCCTCAGACGCCTTAGTTGTAGCTGTTGTAGCTGACCCCGAGGCAGAAGTTGCAGAAGTAGATGCTTCGGATGCTTTAGTTGTAGCAGTAGATGCTGAACCACTAGCAGAGGTTGCAGAAGTAGCTGCCTCTCCTGCTTTAGTTGTAGCAGTAGACGCCGAACTACTAGCTGAAGTTGAGGAAGCCGAAGCATTTGTTTCAGCTGTCTCAGCGTTAGTCTCTGCTGTTTGGGCTGCTGTCGCTGAGGTTGCTGCAGATGTTGCAGATGTTGCTGCGTTAGTAGCAGAAGTAGATGCCTCAGATGCCTTGGTTGTTGCGGTTGATGCTGAAGCAGCTGCATTGGTCTCAGCGGTTTCCGCGTTAGTTTCAGCAGTCTCCGCAGCTGTCTTAGATGCCACTGCAGTAGTTGCAGAGGTAGATGCTTCAGATGCTTTAGTTGTTGCTGTTGACGCAGATCCACTAGCAGAGGTTGCAGAAGTGGATGCCTCAGATGCTTTAGTTGTTGCGGTTGATGCTGAAGTAGATGCACTAGATGCAGATGTTGCAGCATTAGTCGCAGAAGTGGATGCCTCAGACGCTTTAGTTGTGGCAGTTGATGCTGATGTGCTTGCACTACTTTCGCTTGTAGATGCGTTGGTGGCTGATGTAGCAGCTGCAGTAGCCGAAGTAGAAGCTGCGGTAGCTGAGTTACTTGCGGAAGTTGCAGATGTTGAAGCATTAATCTCAGCTGTCTCAGCATTTGTTTCAGCAGTTTGTGCGGCTGTCGCAGAAGATGCAGAACTGGAGGCAGATGTAGAAGCGTTGGTAGCAGAGGTAGATGCCTCAGAAGCTTTAGTTGTAGCAGTAGTAGCAGAAGTAGATGCTTCAGATGCTTTGGTTGTTGCTGTAGATGCGGAGGTAGATGCAGAAGATGCAGAGTTAGCAGTTGCTATACGATCAATCCCAGTTTGTACCTTGTCTGCCTCAACTAACACAACATCGGCATTAGTTAACACAACGTCAGCGTTGGTGGCTATACGATCAAGCCCTGTTTGGACTTTATCTGCTTCTGCTAAAATAACATCAGCATGGGTTAATACTACGTCAGCGTTGGTCAGTAGTACATCAGCGTTAGTCAACACTACGTCAGCGTTGGTTGCTACTCGATCTAGTCCAGTTTGGACTTTATCTGCTTCAGCCAAGACAACATCAGCATGGGTTAATATTACGTCAGCGTTGGTGAGAGCTACGTCAGCGTTGGTAGCTATACGGTCTAGTCCCGTCTGGACTTTATCCGCCTCAGCAAGCACTACATCGGCATTGGTTAATGTAACATCCGCGTTAGTTAAAACAACATCGGCATTAGTTAACACAACATCGGCAGCTGTGTATTGGGTGTCTTGATCAGTAAGCACACGATCAGCAGCAACAGCTATACGATCTAAACCAGTCTGTACTTTATCTGCTTCGGCTAACACAACGTCAGCATTGGTTAAGACAACATCCGCGTTAGTTAAGATAACATCATCATGAGTTAACACAACATCAGCATTAGTTAATACAACGTCAGCGGCTGCAGTGTTTTTACTAACAAGGGCCGCAGCCGCAGAATTAGCTGCAGCAAAGGCACTGGCAGCGGCTTCGCTGGTAGAAGTTACAGAGTTTATATTGGTATCAGTATCAAAGCTACCGCCATCATCAATGGGGGCGACTGTATTATTCTGGTCTCTAAATCCCATTTTGTCCTCCTAGAGTAAATTGTCGTGTGCAAATGACATCGCTAGGTTGCTACCTCGTGTCTTGCGGGTCATTTCTTCTTTGTTCAACTCTTCTAATTCTTTCTCAAACAATAACTGATACTTTTGTATTTCTTCGTTATCATTCAAGTATATAAACACTTCAAGTAGTGCCCCAAAAAGTATTATCCTTTCGTTTTCATCTCTAAGCCAGTGACTTGCTTCCGCGCCAACCCAGTAGTTAGCATCCCCCGCAAGGCGGGTATTGAAAAAAGCCTCAGTTTTATCTACGGCAGCAGAGTAAGTAGTGGGGGTTCCACTAATATCTAACGTACCCAACCCTGATTTCCAGTTATTAAAAGTACCAGAGTAGGTAGCGTTGAGTGCAGGTAGCCTACGGTAGTAGTGTATTTCTACTACGTCTCCTCGTTTAAAGTTACCGTGAAGTTTTAAATCAGTACCGATCTGTGTATAAAAGTTAAAGCTTTTTGTACGACCAAAGCCATCGTTAAACGTCCTTACGTCTACTTTTTCGTTGTACACAATACCAGTATTCTTTAAAAGGATGTCTGCATTTCTTATAAAAATGACTTCTATTAAGTCGCTGGGAGCCTTTATAGAGAGTACTGATCCACCACCTAAGAAGGCGCTTGGTCCAATGTCAGGAGTAACTCCAGAGACTCCTGCAGAATCCATTTCTGCTTGAGTTCCATTCACATCGTACAGTCTAGTAATTTCTAGTGGCGGTACACGTAGTGTTCTGTAGGCCTTGTCAGCCCCATATTCGAAACAACGGGTCACCACCGAGTTAGAAAGGACTGATACTTCTCTGTTTGCCCAGTCCCTAATCATTCCTGCGTTGGTTCCAGTAAAATCACCAGATCCCACAAATTCTACGTATGTAGCCATAATAAATCCCTATGTCATTACTAGTAAGTCTGGGTACTCTGTCTTCAGTAGGTAAACCAGCCTCTTTTTCTGTGCAGGATCGTGCATAAATTCTGGATCTAGTATATCCAGGTTATACTTAGTATTAAGCTCTAATACAATTACGTTGGGAATAGAACACATTTTTTGGTAGTGTGAGTTCTTGTTACGCCCTGCTTCTCTTTCTTTCTTAACGTCATCAATGGTGTCCGAGATGTCCCCTTCGACTCTCCAGATATTTTCACCATTCGTATCAGTAATCAGTTGCCCAGTAAGGCCTCCGGTTGCTGATGTATGTTGCCATATAGCCATGCTGTTCCTCTAGTTTTTAAAGTGAATCCAATACTGTATGGAATTTACCTTCGTTAGTAAGATTCCCTACCTGAATTCGATATACGGTGGTTGCAGTAGCGCCTATCGCCACCACGTTGTGTGACGCTCCTGGTCTGGACATGTAGACTTTGGTAATCTTGCCCGTGCTAGGATCCACTTCCACATGATTTTCACCTGTTAGGCCAACAATAGACTCTTGGGCAGCCCCAATTATTGTTTCAGAGCCAATCACTAGCGCGTTAGCGTTTGCTGTAATTTTAATTAACATTTACTACTCCTATTAGTAAAAAAGAGGACACCCGAAGGTGCCCCCTTATAGTAAGTTTAAGCGCCGATGTTAGCGATTACACCCCAAGCGTTAGGGTTAGAACACTCAAGAGTAGTCTCTTCAACGAACATACCTACAGTGGAGTCACCGTTCTGACCTACGTCAACTTCCTGCATAGGACGAAGAGTAGCCATTTTGAACCACATTGGATCGTATACAAGAGCGAAAGCATCTTGAATAGACACTGCATCAGCGGAAGTACCGCCTGTGCCTGTTGCTGTTGCAGCAAGGCCCATGATGTAGTTTGGCTCTACCATAACGTCACCGAAGTCAGACATGTAAATGTCTACTGCGGCACGCAATTTGCCAGAGTCATCAATGTTACGGCGTACGTTTGAGCCTGAAGCATTTGCTTTGGCAGAGAAGGTACGGCGGTTCTTTGGTGACAGCATTACTTTGGTGGCTTTACCGCCAGCTTCGTAAATAGTCTGCATGATGCTGTCAATGTGTGACAACTCAAGTTCACCTACGTTTGCGCTTGTAGACTCAGTTGAGAAGTTGTTAGCACCAATACCTGCTTCTGCAGCAGTAACACCTGCGTTAGAAACACGAGCAGCTGTGTTACCAGAATCAGTGGAAGCAACGTTAACAACGTTGGTTGCCCAAGAGAATACACCGGACATGGAACCTGCTGCCGAGGAAGAACCTGGAGTAGACACGTTCAACGAGTGAATCAAGTCAGCTTCAACGTCACGGCGCATTTCTGTGCCACGCTTTTTCAGCTGGTATGCATACTCATCTGCAACGCCTGCTTGGTCTACTGCACGCTTAGTGCCGGAGACTGCTACAGTTTTGGCGTTAATCTGGGTATAGTTACCAAGACGCGAACGATTACGCTCTGCGTCTGCAAGTACTACACCACCGCCTGAGCCGTGGTCACCACCAGTAGTCGTGCGACCGTCTGGAGTAACTGCACTGAAATCAGCACCCTGTGCAACACGAGAGTTGCCTGGAGCTTTTAGTTCGTCTGTCTGCCACTCGTGGTAGATACCAGTAGCTTTTGTTTTGCCGATTGAAGACATAAAGGGAGTCTCATCGCGAGTGATCATCGAGATGAAGTTTGCTAGATCCTCTTTTTCGGATACTGCGGCGCTGGATGCGCCTGAAGGAAAGCGGTTGCCTGTTGCGGAAGCCGCTTGTGTTGATGCACCTGAGGTGCCATAACGTCCTGTTGCCATTTTATTTTTACCTATATATTAGCCGAATACTGGCTTATCGTGTGGGGGCAAACTTTTTTAAGAACTCAATTTGATCTTCACTAGATGCATTTTGTTTAAATGCTCGAGCCTTAACGGTTGCTTCCCTATCTTGTTTACGTTTATCAGGTGTTTTAGCTTTCTTGGCAGGCATTTTCTTTGCTGGAATCTTAGCTCGCTTTTTAGCTCCGCTTTGGACTCCTTTTTTAAGTCTACGGAACTCATCCACAAATTTTACTAAGTTAGGATCAGATACTGCATTAATTAAGGCCTCCGGAAGACCCTCTTCTAATGCAAACTCTCGGACAGATTTCTGAATAGACTCATCCCAGTCAGGGATTATGTCTGCAATACTGTCGTTAAAGTACTTGACTGATTCTGCAAATTGTTCTTGTTGCAATTTTTGTCTCTGTTGAGTTACTTGTGCAGAGAGGTTTTCCCTCTTATTTCGAGCAGTCCAGTAATCAGATTGATGTTTGGTCTGTTCCTGCAGTAGTTCACCAATTTCATAGGTATCCCCTTCCTTTTGGGCTGTTGCCAGCTTTTGAGAAATTTCATGGTACTTTTTCTGGTGATTCATCTCTTCAGTGTAAACTTCATTTGCTACAATGCTTGCCAGGTTTTCTATTTCACCTAGTTTTTGGGTACGTTCTTCTTCCAAAGATTTCCGAGCTTCCCCAATTTCACGACCTTGTTTGCTGAGATGTTGTTTGGTAGCAGAACCAGCAATCCAGTCTGACAGCGGTAGAGTTACCTCCTCCCCGTCAATCTTATGGGTTACCATGATATCTTCCAAGTCATCCAGTGCGTAAGTTTCAACTTCGGTAGCCGCAGCATCTCCGTCTTCCTTATCACTGTCTTCTTCTTCGTTATCCTCTGGTTCAACATCATCTTCATATTCGGCAGAATCTACAGGCTCTTCAAGGTCTTCTTCTGTTCCTGTTTCTTCTGAGTCCTCAAGTTCAAGCTCGGGTTGAGATTCTTTCGGTGTCGGAACTACGCCAGCTTCCTGGAGTATTTCTGATCGGCTAAGAATGTCTGCAAGCATTTGATCTTCAGTACCGCTGTTGTCTAATAGGTCATCCTGACGGGTAGAATTATTGTCTTCAGCCATTATTCAGTTACCTCCTTGTTAAGATAAGGGTTGTCCTTCCCAAAGTTGGGATTACCTCTTTTCTTTTTAGGAGAGTAGTTCTCTTCCAGCAGAGCTTTTAACGCTGATCGATATTCGACCAAACCTTTAACCGTCATAGCATCGTTTCTAAGACGGCTGGCTCCATTAATGCCTGCTGTGTGTTGGTTAATATAGTAGTCAATTGAGTTATCTATATTATTTAACACAGTGTTAATTGATTCTTCGCTGCTTCTAATCATTGTTATTTTCCTCACCCAGGCCTTCCATGATAGGAATATTGCGGCCCCTTGTCTCGATACTAATTAACTTTTCTTTAACGCTACCAAGCGCCATAGAACAGGCATATAAGTGTTCTCGACTTTTACTTTCGTGAGGTTCTGTTTTCAGCCACTCTAAGAAGAAATCTACTAAGATGTCCCCGTAGGCTGAATCGAAGAAGCTGTTGCGAGTGTGTGCAGCAAACTCTGCTTCTTGTAGTGCGATCTGTGATAGACGATCTGGATGCACTTTCTTAGTCATCCTCTTCTCGCCTGCTTCTCTGTACTTTTCCATAATTTACCTTATAAACACATCATCCTTTCGGGTAGAGGCGTGGGTAGAAGAGGGGGCTACTGCCCACCTCCTCCGATAGCTTGTTGTAATAATTGAATTGCCTGCGCAGGCTCAATTCCTAGTTTTTTAACCATTGCATCCAATGATTCTTCTTCTTTTCCTGACGGGGCTGCTTCAATAGACTTAACTATCTCAATAGCCTTCATCATTATTTCATCCATATTTCCAGGAGTTGGGAGATGCTCTGGTGGAACTTCTGCCTTAATTGCGTCAGTTTTAAGTCTAGCCCACTCTTGGCTGTGACGATCCAGTGCAATAGCTGTTTGGCGGATGTTATCTTGCAGTGAATTATCCGCCTGCACCTTAGTGTAAACTGAGTTAGCTTCAGCTTGTTTAGCTTTAGATTCTTCAACACGGTTATTAATTCCCTTAATTTTCTCTTCCTCTTCAGCGGCGGCCTTTTGCATACCCTCTGCTTTCTTAAGGAAGTCCTCTGTAGTATGATCCTGTAAGTAGTTCTCAGGTCTGAGATCAAGAGTAGTTAGGAGGTCAAAGGCTATGTTGGCAACTGCATCAGGTTTAATCATGCTTCCTGCCCCTGCCTCTTTCAACATAGGTATTAGCTGAGAGGCAACTAACATTAGCTTATCACGCTTGTTAGCGTTAGAGTTTTCACCCAGGTTAACATCAACTTCCAGTTCAATACACTCAGGTAAGTTCTTCAAGTCTACGTTAAGGATCTCTCCCCTACGATCTGACATGATAGTAACTTCATCCATGTTATCTCGGATAGTTTTAAATACACCATCACAAAGACGTTTAAACCCACCTTCCGCGAACTTACGAGCAATGTGTTGAATACGTTTCTGGCTGGCATTCATTACCTGGCTCAGTTTCATTTCACTGTTGCCTGAGACATACAACTCGTCATTAAGGCCTTGTGCGGCCTTAGACATTCCTGTTGCCTGCTCTTTGTGTACCTGCAAGTGCTGTAACAACGGTACTGTGCCTGCACTAATAGGACTTGGGGGTAGGTCCGCTACTGCCCCCTGGGGATTACCATTTGTAGGGATAATCTGTTTGGGACGTAGGTTCTGCAGGGCAGAAAAGTCCACCACGTTAGGATCTGCTAGTTTTGGAGAATAGTTAGTAAGATAGGTATTCTCTACAAAACCACGGAGGATAGCGGTGGAGGTAAGGGTGGTTGAACGAGTCATGTCAGCCACAGAAAGACCAAAGAACTCGTAAGGGATTTCAAAGGGGCTGAGGGAGGCGAGGGGCACGTAGCTGCAATCTTCTTCATGCAGGATGATGTCACCTGCCACAATGAAGTGCTTTAGCTCTGCAATACCATCACCATCACGGTCTACTTCCATCCAACACTCTGTTACTGCAACATTCCTGTTGGCCTCAAGAGAATCATCTGAGTCACGCATACCTTGCCAGTAAGACTGTCCGGTAACTCTTTTACGTACTGCCACGTCCTGGGAGTAAACAGTGTGATCTTCTGAAGTGGTAGGTAGGGCCGACCAGTCTTCTAAACCGTCTGCAATGTCAGGATACATTTTACGAATGTCCGAACGAGACATCTCTATCTGTACACCTATAAAGGCAGCTGTTTCAATACTACTGGCATCCCGGGAAATCAGAAAGTTTTCTGGTGGTACGTTTTCAATCTTAACACGAGACATGTCGTAGGACCGTTTGAGTCTTACATCTTCGTAGGTGTTGGTTGCAGGGTTAAAGTTTAACTCTCCTACAACTTCCACTTCTTTGTCTGATAGTTTTAAATCAAGGGCCTCTTCAGTAAGAGAGTCATACTCTTCAAACTTGGTGGACATGTCTTCCACAAAATCCCAACGGATAATAGAGTTCTTCCACAGTAAAGCAGACTTTACCCAAGTGTTTAAAAGTTCCCAGCCGTTGTTCTTCTTAAAGATAGTGTAGTTTACCAGGTCAGAAGCATCATTAGCTGCAGCGATGGCTGCGGGAGAAGCTGACCAGGACTTAAATTTTGCCAACCTGTTATTGTTAAACATAAGTTCTGAAATAATTGCAAGGTAAGCCTCCACTGTTTCTGTAGTATCTGAGGAAACAATCTTAGATACGCCGTTAGGGCTTAGATGCCCTGCGGGAAGTCCTGCGTACTCGTAGGTAGACTGTAGTCTGTCGTTGGCCAGCTCAGAAGAGTTTAGAAAATCACCTACAGAGTTAGCTACCCCCGTGGAGACCAAAGTTATTAGTTGTTCGTCAGTTACTTTTTCACGGTAACCAGTCATGTAATCGCCCATATAGGCCTCCTATCTAACTATCACCCACATGGGTATAAATTGTCGTCGGGGTTTTTGAACCAAAGGTACCCCGAGACCTTAAGAACAGCATAGGGTTCAGCTGTGAAGTCCGTCTTTCCCCTCCTTCCGCCATTCTTCGCGGTGAGCACGGACAAGTTCTGGTTCTTTAACTTTAGTTTTCTCGGAGGCTGTTCTATAAGTAGTAACCGAGTTTTTTGACTTCAAAGTGGGGTCCCAAACCTTGCCATTCTTTTGTTTTACACCCTTTGAAGGTCTGTAAATAGACATAGTTATCCTCCCAAATCTTTTTTAAGTTGAGCAAGTTCTTCCAACTCAGCTACACTTAAATCTGCGCTAGATCTTTCTGTTGTAACAGATTCAATCCTAGTTTTCTTAGGCGCTCTGTATTCTCCTAGTTCTTTAGCAATTTTAAACGCTTCTTCTCGGTCACCATTTTCCATAGCCTCGTGCATGAGTAGTTTCATTACATCAAGGGGGTCTTGTGCTACAGCGTTGATTGCTGCCAGGGTTTCTGCCATCTGTTCTGCTTTTTCTTTAATTCTGGCGTCCTTCTCTCTTTTCAACAGACGAGCCTCAGCCGCAGCTTTAACCCCCGCTGCCTGAAATTTCTTAATCTTCTGTTGACCTTCTTCGGTCTCAGGGTTAATCATGTGTTGAGCAAAGTTAGCCTGCCGAGGGTCTTTCATCATTCGTTGACGAATCTCCTCGATCTGTTTACTTGTTTTAGCCATTAAATCCATTCCTCATTGTTACGGTTAACAAAGTTCTTTTGTCGCCAGTCTACTTTATTGTTGGACAGCTTATCTATGTTAGTGCGATAAGCTTCCCACGCAATAGCCAGCGCCATAACGGTGTCATCATGCCTGCCTGCAATTGCCTCTGTTTTACCGGAGGCAGTAGAGATGTAAGTTTTCATTTCAGACAGAATAGTTTTAGAAGGAATCCAAATGTCTTCCTCTTCCACTGCATTCTTTAACTGACCAATAACTCTGGGTTTACTGCCATGCGTCATTCTGAAGCCAGGTGTTTGACCTTCCTCAGAACTTAGTTTGGCAGCCTTGGTTTCATAGTACATGTTAACGTAGTTCATTTGTTTAAGTCTTTGTAAGGTAGCAACACCCATGCTGTTGGATTCTACTGCTAACAAAGAGTTATTAAAGTACCTTCCCAGGTAAAATAGATGTTCCCCATATAAAGTAGGGTCCACCGTGTTATCTCTGTAAAGGGCACAAATATGTCCTTGGGTATTTAAAACTATTGCTGTACTATAGTCTTGTTTAACCCCCAGAGCCACGTCTGCCCCGATTATGTAGTTATCTTTCCAGTCCGGCGGTATCCAGATCTCAAGGTTACCTCTCGGGCTGTCATCAAAAGAACCTAGCTCCTGGTTGTAAAGACGGAGAGCTATAGGTTGTACTGGTAGGAAAGAGTTAATCTTTTCAGGATCAAACACAGAGGAACCAGAAACTAAGAAAGCCTCTTCGGCATTGGCCGGGTACTCCTGTCTAAACTTATCTACTCCGCCCTCAACGATTTTTAACCGTCTCCAGTAAAGTTGATCATCTGATAGGTCATACTTTTCTTTATAATCTTTTTCTTCAAAGGTTAACTCGAAGTCTTCCGGTGCTGTCCTGAAGTATTCCACTGTTTTAAACCACGGTATGAAGATAGCAATGTAGTCAGACTCCCCCGCCGCTGCCGCCTGATACAGGCGATAAAACTCGCCGGAGGCACCATTAGCTGTGGACTCGATGATTACTTCTGTACCATCAGACTGAGAAATACCTTGAAACAACCCGGCTAAAATCTTGGCGTCATGCTGCCAAAAGGCAACTTCTGAGGCATGTAAGATAGTGGGGGTAGTTCCTCGCCCAGCTTCCGGAGAACCTGCGGTATACAGTCTGTAAGAGCCTACGGCCTCTGAGTCGGTGTAGGCTGGTGTTTGAATAGAAATTTCTTTTGCGTTAGTCTTCTCTAACTTGGGTTGTAACCCCTTTTCCATGTTCTTAATTAAGTTTTTACTCATAGTGAAGAGAGAATCTGAGGTGGCACTATCGTGAGCCATAACAACAGATCTGGTGTGTTGTTGAAAGTAAGTCTTCCAAAACACTCTTCCTGCACAAAAAGTAGAGATGCCCTGCTGTCGGGCTTTAAGAATGATGGCTCTAACTTTACCTGTTTCTTTTCTTTGTTTTTCCAAGGCTTCATTAATAATACTTTGCGCTTCATTAAAGTTGAAGGGCACAAAACCTTTGGTAGCGTCTTTAGTAATAATTCTTATTTGTTCTGAGGAAAACTTTTCGAAGTTATCCGAGTAGTCTTCCAAGTTCTTCCTTCTTTTTAGTTCTCTCAGAGCCTCCAACTGTGCTCTGGCTTCCTTCTTTTTGTTATCCATAATTTTTCCTACTGGAACCTGGGGCATAGTTTATACCTAGTACCCCAGGCTCTGACGCCCACCCGGTGTAACGACTAACCCGAAGGTTACTAAGGTAGCGAAACTTCCGTTACTGACGAACGACTAGTTCGCGGGTGGTATTCCAATGCTTTAGCACTCACACTTCTTGCAAGCACAGGGCTTGTTTAAGAGTGCGTAAACAATACGTTTAATATAGCTTCTCATTTTGTTTTCCTCTTTGGTTTGTGGCTTAAAAGTTTGCTGGCGGCTGTATGGGTTTTACCAGACATTAATTTACCCTCAGCATTTTTATGCGTAGCACCCTTGTGCTCTTTGCCGTCAGGTAAGTAGTGTTTTACACCTGCTGCCATTATTTTTTCCTCTTTTTTCCCGAAGGAGTTACTGACCACTTGATTGGTTTAGAACTTGTTTTCTTTGCTGTGTCTGACTTAGTTGCCTTTGAGGCCACAGCCTTGGGCCTGCAGGCAGGATAGCTTTTTCTTTTATCATCCTTACCAGATCTACCACAAGGTTTTCCGGTTTTAACGTCACGCCAGTCTTCTTTAAACCACTTCTTTAGCGAAGCACCCTTTGCTGTCTTACGTACTGCCATACTACTTCCCCTTACTCTTACCGTAATTTTTAGCTCCAACCTTACGGCACTTAGCCATATGTCCCGAGCGGTAAGCAGAATTCTTAGGCATAGACTTTACTACCTTTTTATAACAAGCATCTTTCTTTGTTTTAGTCGTAGCCATGCTGTTACCTCGTTGACTTTGTGCCTGAACACTTCCACCTTTTCCTACTAAGATTTAGTGGGCTGTTAGGGTCTTTGGCTGCTTTAGGTGAACGTTTCTTTTGTCCAGCGGATCTGGCACAGTAAGCATCACCCTTTTTGCTGCCAGGTTGTACTCGTTTACTTCCATCTTTAGCCTTACCTGCCTGACCGTAGCTAACCTTTTTGCCACCTGCAGTGACTTTTACTTTAGCCTTGCCTCTATTTGGTGTAGTCATCTTTATCGACCTCTTTTTCATAGGAAAAAGCTATACTCCGGCTGGTTGTTATTATTATAACTTTTCCTTGTTTATCATATAGAAAGTACTTACCTTCATTTTGTATGACTTTTACCATTTACCTTGCTGCTTACCGAGTAGGTAAAGAACAACTCCCAACCCGAAAATTCCAGCAAGGACTATTAGACCACCAAAAAACCAAGTAATCAGGGCCTGTTTTAGCTCAGCCTGTCGATAAGCAGTCTTCTTGCGTTGAGCACGTACCTTCCTGAGAGTATCTTTATATTCTTCAAGACCGTCCATCCCATAACTAAACTGCACAAGAGTCTCGACCTCTTTCCGCAGAGCCTGCATTTTCTTGTGTGCTGAGAACGCATCAATTGCCTGCTGTTCAGCTGAACCAGTTAAAGTTGCAAAAATGCCAGGATTCTTAGCTCTGTCCGCCGCGTAGTTCACATCTGACACAGCCCCTGCAAACTTAGAGAGAGCAGAGGATGCATCACGACCTGCAAGCATCAAAGATTTTATATTACTTACGGCGCTTGCCGCAATCGATATGGCTGTAATC